GGACGGCACGGAACTTACGCTCTTTGGCTCTACACCGTCAACGTACAACGGCGTTCGCTACATGAAGCGAGTCAATGCCACAACACTCGCGCTGTTCACAAATTCCGCTATGACAACGCCGTTCGACAGCACGACCTTGGGGGCGGTGACCAAACAGCCCACCGTGACCGTCCTCCATGTGGCGTACAGCACGTTCCTGCTGCAGCAGGCCAACGCCCAGATCGCGACCAAGCAGTGCCCGTTCGTGGTCAACCAGTCGCTGAAGCTCTGGAACCCCAACACACCTACGATGGTCGGAAAATCACTGACTGGCAAGATCAAGAGTATTGAGCAAGTGACCGATACTGATGGTACAACCAAGCGCCTGAAGATCACGATGAGCCAGCCGACGCTCTTCACAACGGCACTCCCAGTGAACTCGCTGCTGGCCTGCAACACGGCGGCAATCGTGACCAACTTCAACCCGCAGTTCGTGATGGACGAGGTGGAGCTGGTGCTGCAGAAGATCATCATGCCGTCCGGCTACGTCTCCACGATGATGAAGAGCATGAAGGAGAACGGCATGATCCGCTACGACTTCAACGCCATGCAGACCTACAAGTACTCTATGCTCAGCTCCGACAGGGAGGGCACGATCATGCTCCCGCTGCAGAACTCGCGGGCCAAGGCGATGCTCTGCTGCCCGGTGGACGCCAACAGCTACACGCCCGCTGCCGCCATCGCCAAGCCGCAGGGCTTCGCCTTCCGGGGGCACTCGGACAACATCACCGAGTACCGCTTCACCTACAACGGCAAGATGAACCCCGACAGGCCCGTGCCGCTCGCCAAGGTCAACAGCGGCCTGCAGGAGCAGCAGCACCTGATCGAGCTGGACAAGGCGCTGGCGATGTCGGGCATCACGCCGGCCTGCATGCAGGAGTTCTCCAGCTGCTTCATCGTGCCGCGGGCGCTCAGCCTCCAGGGCGGCTCGTACGACACGCGCTCCAAGGACTTCCAGCTGCAGGTGTCCTACCGCGAGGAGGCGATTCCGGCGCTCAACAAGCTCTGGCACATCTTCGTCAGCCACGTGCGCTCGATCGTGGTGAAGCAGGGCAACCTCACCGTACAAGTCTAGAAGAATGGCGACTACAAAGATACATGCTGCCCTGATATATCAGTACTATGAAGGAATACATCGACGTCCTACCCACCAATGTGAACCAGGTGCAGTCCGTGAGCTACCGCAACGGGAACCCGCTGGTCGAGTTCAAGATCGGCGCGCAGGAGCGGTACCTGCTCGGCTCCACCATCCGCATCAACGGCCAGATCAGCGTGGTCAAGTCCGGCACCACCGCCAACCCGGCTGAGGCCGACAAGATCGCGATGGACCCGCGGCTGGGCGTGTACGCGTGCCTCGACCAGCTGGTGGTCAGCTCGGCCAAGACCTCGCAGACCATCGAGCACATCAAGAACTACAACACCATGCTCTCGACGTACCTGCCGGTCAGCAGCTCGCCGCAGGACCTGGTCGGCCACATGGGCATCACGGGGCTCAGCTCGGCCAACGTGGACGCCAGCCTCAAGCAGATCACCACGGTGGCCGCCGACGTGGCCAACCCCGGCGCCGAGACCGGCGGCTCCAGCTTCAGCATCCCGCTGCCCTGCGGCTTCTTCCTCGGGCAGAACCCGATCCCGCTCTCCTCGAGCTGGGGCGTGCAGGGCATCAACATCCAGCTCTTCCTGGCGCCGGACAGCGCGGTGCTCTTCTCCACCGACGGCTCGACCAGCGCGGACGGCGCCTACTACGTCATCCGCAACCTGCACCTGACGGCCGAGGTGCAGAACCCGGCGCCGGACCAGCTCAGCCAGCTCATGCGCCAGGCCAACCACAGCTACGACTACAACTCCATCAGCGGCTTCTACGCCACGGTCCAGAGCAGCTACGCCACGATCAACTTCCAGCTCGGGCTCAAGCGCGTGCTCTCGCTGTGGTCCAGCTTCATCCGGAGCGACCACATCAACAACTACAATTTCAACTCCTTCAGCCGGCAGGACATCCGCGACGGCGGCAACCACGCGGCGATCAAGGAGGTGTTCTTCACGCGCGACTCGATCCGCTTCCCGCAGGAGTACATCATGACGACGATGCAGCACGCGGACGGCGACATCGAGCACGGCGAGGACCCGCAGATCACCCGCAACTTCATGAACGCGGTGACGCCGTTCTCGCAGCTGCGCCGCACCACCGTCAGCCCCTACAACACCCCGGGCACCAAAGCCACCGACGTGAGCCTGCCCGACGGCGGCAACATCTTCGGCATCGGGGTGGCGCTGGACACCATCTCCAACCAGGGCGTCGACTACTCCAACTCGCAGTTCGGCATGGTGATTAACAGCTCGCTGGCCGGCGTCTCCCCGCAGAGCGTCTTCGTCTTCGTGCACGCCAAGCAGACGCTGCTCATGAACCCGAGCGGCATCCAGGTGCTCAGCTAAATCGCCCCCCAACACTCAGAAGAATACCCTCATTATCTATTGTACCACAACAGTATATAATGAACAACCCACCACCCGCCACCACGTCCGCAGGCTCCGTACCAGACCTCGTCAAGATCAAGCCGATCAGCACCGACCAGACCATCGACGTGCAGACATCGATCCTCGACCCGATCATCACCAACGAGCGCTTCGTGAAGTTCCAGTTCGACAACAAGGGCATCCTGCACTCCAACTCGAAGGTGCAGTTCAGCCTCAAGGGCACCGAAGGCAAGCGCCGCTTCCTGCCCCTGCTCAACGGCATCGGCTGCGTCGTCAAGCGCTGCGTGCTCATGGCCGGCTCGAAGACCATCGCCGAGGTGGACGACTGGAACCACTTCCACGGCTACAAGTCGATGTTCCTCTCGAACGAGTCGCGCAAGGAGCGCGAGGCGGTGCTCACCGGGCGCGTCGGGTCCTACGAGTACGACTACGACGACACCACTGACACGCTCTCCTCCTCCACGCTCAAGCTGGACGTGGGCAAAGACTACACAGCAACAGCGCTCAAGCTGCCCTCGACGCTCAACCTGGACAACGACCAGACGTTCCAGATCTCGCTCTCGGACTTCTTCCCGTTCCTCAAGCAGACGCAGCTGCCGCTCTACCTCATGAAGGAGACCATCACCGTGGAGCTGCACCTCACCGAGTCGAAGCACCGCTTCTGGGCGGCGGAGACAGACATCGACACAGCGGCGAAGCTCGCCGCCGTGCAGGCCGAGACCTTCGAGTTCGACCACACGCAGACCAAGTTCATCGCGGACTACATGATGTACCCGCAGGACCAGCTCGACAACTACTCGCGGCAGGTCGAGACCACCGGGCTCACCATCCCCTACTTCGACTACCTGCTCACGCGCACTACAGTCACGCCGGCAAACAACCAGCTGACCTTCACGCGCACGCTGGGCGGCGCGAACCGCATCTGCACCAAGCTGATCATCGCCAACACCAACTCGGACCTCGACGTGTCTTCCGTGGACAACGTGTACAACTCGCAGTACAAGACGTTCGACAGCGCCGACACGATCAAGGTACAGATCAAGTACAACGACCGCAATCTCTTCCCACGACCGCTCGAGAACTCCGCGCTGCTCTTCAACCACCTGCAGGCCTGCGAGGGCGTGCCGCCGTTCATCAGCAAGCAGGAGTGGGACGGCACCCGCAGCAGCTCCGTCTCCACGGACACCGTCGAGGGCTACACCACGCGGGCGGCCCTCACCGGGGCGCCGAAGAACTACCTGGCCTTCAGCCTCAACCGTGGCGAGCGGGTCAACTCGCGCGGCGTGGAGCTCGAGATCACCATGCCGCTGGCGGGCGGCTCCGCCTACACGCAGCGCGCCTGGCTCGAGGTGGCCAAGGTCATCACGCTGAAGGACGGCCGCATGATGTGCACGGAGGCGTGATCATGTTGGTTTTTTAATGTTTTTGCTTTCCATTTAAAGATTTGACAACTTGAATAGTAACAAGAGAAAAGACACGAATTGAGACAAGAATGAATATCCTTAACTTATGCGACGACGTGCTCGGGCTTATCGAACACCAAACAGGGATACTCCGTGAGACAAAAACCAATAAAATCAATATGAATACAGTTATTAAACAAATCAGTGGAGGCTTCGAGTGGCTCTTATACGACACCCTGTCTGATAGAGATTACTTCGATGGAGCCCGAAGAGTTTCGATCTTCGGGCTCCACGAGCAACAGACAGAAGAAAGTATCCGTGCAGTCCTAAGACATTATGAGGTCAGTGAGTGGGTCGAGCCGGGCGATGTATCTTCATCCCTCATGTATCTCAATGATTTCACTCCGTAATACCTTGAGATAACTATGAATCGAACTGACAAAATTTACGCCACTAAATTAGGCACATCCGCCTAATTTACTTGCTTTTTACCTGAACAAACTATGACAGGGTTCAGGCTTTCTGTGCTACTGATATAAGACACGAACATGTCCACCAACACAATACTGATCGACTGCAACCAGCAGCAAGCCGTGGCACCCACGGACGCCGGCAACCCGGCCATCTGGACCAACAAGATCTCGGAGGGCCTGCAGCTCAACCCCGGCGACCGCGTCTCCGTCAGCTCGGCCTTCATCAACGAGGTCGGCAGCGGCCAGGACACCATCCAGTTCACGGAGGCGAACAACTCCGCCACGCTCACCACGGAGTTCTTCAAGTGCGCCGACGCCGAGAACTGCATGATCCTGCCGCGCAAGTGGTGCTGGGAGACTATCGCCGACGGCAACACTGACGAGCTGGCGAGCCTACCAAAGGACTACAACAAGCCGCCCGACGTGGCACCGTACGACGCCCTCTACCGGCGCGAGCACGACGGGGCCCGCTACACCATCATGCACAGAGAGTTCATTGCCTTTCACCCTGTGTACGCCGCGCGCCCCCTGTTCGTGCCGCACACCAGCACCGTTGCCCTGCGCGTCAAGCCGGGCTACAACACTTCCGACAACATCTGCGAGCAGCTCACGCAGCAGCTGCACGCGACGAGTCCCCCCACGGACTACAAGGGCGTGAGCATCAGCGCCAGCTCGCCGCTGTTCAAGCCGTTCGTCTGCGCCAACGCGGACAACTTCAGCAAAGCCGCGATTGATGCACTTTCGAAGTGGAACCCCTACGAGTTCGTCGGCATGCACGACCCGGAGCTGTACACACAGGGCATCAGTGTCGGCATCACGACCGTCATACACTCCACGGAGGACATCGTGACCACGAACTGGGACTACGGCCCTGTGGAGCTGGGCAGGCTGAAGCTGCTCTTCGCGGAGCAGGCGCGGCGCAGTGACCTGATCTTCGGCACCGACGTCGGCGTCGAGAACACCCGCTTCCTGCACGTCAACAAGACCGATACGAACGGATTCCTGGGCAGCGATGTCGACCTGACGGTCGGGAGCGGCCGGCTCTTCGTGGCGTTCGACCCGGCGCTGAGCGACTCGCTGGCGGACGGCTACGGCTTCGCGACCGACGTCGGCGGGCACATCCAGTTCGCGCTGGCAGGCGACAAGATCCATACCGGTATCACCAAAACAACACCGGCAACCGCTGGGCCGCTGGGCACCCGAGCGATCGGCTTCGACACCCACTTCAGCGCGTACGGCGTGGACGCGCTCCTGCTCTGGTCGGGCTACGACACAACTGCGTTCACGGGCGCAGACAAGCTCGACAGGGTCTACCTGGGCGCGAAAGACCCCGACATCAGCTTCGACACCGCCCAGTCTCGCTTCGTCATCTCGCAGCTGCACACCGCGCGCCAGCAGATCAACACTGTTGATGCGGGCAAGCCCTCGACACCACAGATCAGTTACCCGCTCAACCCCGACCAGGGCAAGGACATCTACCAGATCAACCCGGAGTACAACAGTAGCACCGTTTCCCGCAACATGGCCTACAACCCGGAGGTGCGGCTAGCCGTCCACAGTACCACCACACCGGCCGCCAACCTCCTGAAGCTCTGGACGGTGTTCGACAGCAAGACGGGCGTGTTCGTCAGCGACTGGGGCGTGACCGAGGCGGCGTGGAGCGACGGCATGTGGAGCAAGATCGGCTTCTCCTACGCCGACCTGAACCCGGCCACGAGCACGCTGAACCGGCAGGCCCGCGACAGCACGAGCTACCCCCTGACGACCGGGGCCGACATCAACGCCACGCAGCTGATGGAGTGGGCGGTGAACTCCTACGGCGCGCCGCAGTCGACGCTGCAGCTGCCCCTGTTCCCCAGTGCAGCTCTGTTCGGGCCCACCACGGTCTTCGCCACCAGCACGCAGCTCGTGGCGTCGGAGCTGGCGCGGCAGCAGGCGGCGGGCTACTGGCTGGTGCGCAGCTCGCTGGTCGAGAACCCGATGTACCTGGACTCGCGCGGCCTGAGCCCCGTGATCGCCGTGATCGACAAGTCGTACTCGTCGCAGGACTACATCTACATGGGCGAGTCGACGGTGGACTTCCTGATCACGGCGCAGCGCACCATCACTGACATCGTTACCAGCCTGCACCTGCCCGACGGCAGCTACGCCTCCGTCAGCGACCGCAGCGCCGTCATCTACCGCATCATCAAGGCCAACAACGTGCCCCTCTCCATCATTGACAGCTTCCTGCCCAAGAAAACCGGCGGTAAGTAATATAGAAACATGCCGCCGCCCGCCACCGCTCCCCTTCCGCTGAGCTACAAGTGCTTCGACCGCAAGCAGTACTCGAAGCAGTACTACGCCGAGAACAAGGAGCGCATCCTACAGTACCAGAAGGAGTACTACCACAAGAACCGCAAGCCGAAGCAGAAGCCGCACTTTGAGGTGCGCCACGGGAGCTACTGGCTTTTCGGAAAAAAATGGGGGATTCTTTCCACTACTTAGAGCTTTGATTTCTAAGTATAGTAGGCAATCACATACCACTTTTTTTGGACAAATTCTGACCAATTCGGAAACAGTTTAAAGCCAAGAATCTTATACATAGTATCTATAACAACAATGCAACTCAATTTCAGAAACAACCAGCCCCGCACCATCCTCCTCGACGAGAAGTTCAACACAGCCGACACCCCACGGCTCCTGCTCTCCGACCTGATCGACACCACCGGAAAGCGCATCCTCCAGAAGTACCTCAAGAAGCTCCAGGCCGGGCAGGTGGAGGTGTCCTACACCAACGACGAGCTCGGCCGGCTCGAGGCCAAGATGACCTGCCTCAAGAAGAACGAGTTCTGCTCCACGCAGATGAACCTCTACAACGTCATGAAGGCTGTCGGCTGTAAGGGTATCTACACCGACGTCGACATCAAGAACTGCCACCCGACGCTGCTCGAGCAGCTGTTTCAGCACGAAAAGTGTGCTACCACCTACCTATCAATGTACATCAAGGACCGCGAGAAGCTCATCAGCCAGATGGGCGTCACCAAGAAGGCCATCAAGAACCTGATGTTCGGGCTCATCTACAACTCCGGGCACTTCAACGAGAAGAAGTGGATGACTGAGCACTCCGTCAAGCTCATGCCCAAGCTGTTCTACGATCTCCAGCAGGAGGTCCAGGACAACACCGAGACGGTGCTCAAGGCCTACAACGAGTTCCGCGTGCTCGCCAAGAAGCGCAAGCAGCCCGGCTACTGGAACCTCGACGGCTCCGCGCTGTCCTACCTCGCGCAGCAGATGGAGAAGACCTGCCTGCTCGCGATGTACGACTACATGGAGGAGGCCGGCTGGACCGTCGGTGCCCTGATCCACGACGGCATGCACGTCGAGGGCAACCTCTCCCCTGACGTGCTCGCGTCCTGCTGTGCGTACGTGCAGGACAAGACCGGCTTCGCCATCCAGCTCGAGGTGAAGCCCTTCGAGGACTTCGAGGACAGGCTCAGCTCCTTCGTGATCGTCGAGGACGACGTCGAGGCCCGGGACATCGTGCTCAAGGCACTCGAGGGCTCCGAGTTCGACCTGGTCAGCTGCAACGGCCGCATGTACTTCCGCGAGGACGACCTCTACACCGCCGACGCCACCAAGGACCACGACACGATCCAGTCCCCTCTGATGAACTTCATCAACCAGCTCACCCTCTTCAAGGCGACTGCCACGGGGGCCGTCAGCGTCTCCCGCAACCTGCCGGCCGCGAACAACATCATGAAGTTCGTCTTCAACAAAGCCCGCAAGGACAAGCACTTCGTCGAGAACATGACTCAGTGGTGCCGCGGCAAGCTCTGCTATGCCAACGGCTACTACGACTTCAAGTCCAAGACCCTGGCTCCCTACGACGACGACTCCTGCACCAAGATCCGCATCGAGCGCGACCTGGACCTAGACGTGACCGACGCCGAAGTGAAGGAGCTCTACGATCGCGTGCTGAACCCGATCTTCACCGAGAACGCCAAGCTGCGCGATTTCTGGCTCAAGACCATGGCCCGCATCATGGCGGGGCACGTCGAGGACAAGCAGTGGCTGGTGATGCTGGGCGAGCGCAACTCCGGCAAGGGCGTGCTGGTGCTGCTGTTCCTCACGGCGTTCGGCGACTACGTCACGACCACCTCTGCGAACAACTTTCTTTCCAAGCGTGGCAGTGCCGACAGCGCGATGGATATGAAGTGGGCGGTCGACCTCGACATGGTCCGCCTCGTGTTCACCAACGAGATCAAGATGGCCGACGACAGGGACACCATGATCGACGGCGCCATGATGAAGGAAGTCGTGGCGTCCGGCGGCGACCTCATCTCCTGCCGCAAGCTGTACGAGAACATCGTCAAGTTCCGGCTCGAGAGCCAGTTCTGCCTCATGCTCAACGACATGCCGGCGTGCGACCCGGCAGACGCCATGGCCAACTGCGTCGAGTTCCACATGAACTCCGAGTTCGTCAAGCACGAGCCCCGCCCCGACGGCATCGTCAAGCAGTACAAGGCGGACGGCAACATCAAGGACGACTACATCAAGACCGATCGCTGCATCCGGGCGTTCACCAAAGTCCTCTTCAGCCACTACCACACCGAGATCCCCGAGGTCCCGAAGGAGATCATCGAGACGACCCAGGATAACGAGGCAGAGAGCGACCTCGCCCACTTCGAGCGCATATTCGAGTTCAGCAACAACAGGGACGACTTCGTCACCTGCAAGCAGTTCGAGAGCATGGTCTCGAGCAAGCTCAGCGTGAGCAAGAAGAAGGCCATCGGATGGCTGAAGAAGAAGGGCATCAAGATGGGCGACACCAAGCGCATCAGCTCGGGTGACAGTGCATCGAGCAACACCAAGAACACCCGTGTGTACAAAGGCATCCGCGTGAACCAGAAAGAGATGGATTCCGGTGACGATGACTGCTCAGAAGACAGCAACGACATCACGGACGACCTCGACGCCTAAGCAAAGCAACCCCCCTCAAACTACCAATTCAAATTCTGCCACACTTTCCCGTGGCGTGCCACACTAATTGCCACATTATCAAATTGAGAGCATAAACTCTCCTCCTAAAATTAATGGTCTCCATTAGACCATTACTTCTAGATTACTCTACTACCTTTACACCCTGAAACATTAACCACACAAACCACACAAATATAAGAAAGTATCCTGAGTGACAGAGACACAAGCCAACAACAACAGTTTGATCCCCAACAAGTTCTGGGAAACGCGTTGCAAGTGTGGCATGCCACATTTTTGTGTGGCACGGCTCATTTCTTGTCCATCTTCCAGAATTGCGGGTACTGAATGAACCCTGGCTTGTTCTTGTTGAACATGTTGTGCTCCTCGATCTTGTCATCGCTGACGTAATGGACCTTGTGCAGGAACGTATCCGGGTCGTACGAGCTGACTCTGCACTTGTAGAACTGCCCCAGGCTGCCCTCCTTCGCGATGTGCTCTACGGTGAGCGGGCCCTTGGCGTCCCACTTGACTCTGATGAATTTACCCACCAAATCCATCGGTTTTACCTTCACAACTGGAGTCGGTGGTTGCACTGGTTTGCTGCCAGCCGCAGCCGCAGAGGGATTCGGCTTTTGGCCGTTAGTGGGTAAACCCTGGGCGTCAGAATCCTCTTCCTCGTCAGATTCCTCAGCGACTTTTCCCATCACTTCGATCGTGGTGGACACCTTGATACCGTCCCAGTCCTTCTCACCCTTGCGTGCCAGCAGCAGCAGCTCGTACACACTGAACTGACGCCTGCCCTTCGCCTGCGGTCCGCGGTACCCCGGACGGTTGCCCACGATCGTGGTGGGAGGGTTGGGCTCCAGCATGTACCGCAGCGGGTGTGTCGGGTCCTTGGGCTTGACCACGTGGAAGATCGAGTACACCTCGGGCCACCAGTTGGGCTCGTCCTTGTACTGCGCCGACTTCATCTTCTTGAAGTTGACCAGCCGCACTTTATCGCCCTTATCAAGCGTGAGTGTGTTGTGGTTGAGCATCTTCGCGCGCTGCTTGATCCTGTCCTTCGCCTCCTGCAGGTTGCCGTCGTGTGCGTCGTCCGGCTTCATGCGGATGGTATTGTGTTTGTTGCTGTTGTAGTTGGAGACGAAGGTCTGCAGCTGGGCGGGCCAGTTCTTGGTGCCGCTCGCAACGAAGCGACGGATCATGTTGCGCAGTGTCTGGTTGAAACGCTCCACCACCGACTGCGACGTGGCACGGTACCGCAGGCCGGACGCGTACTTGATGGCCTCCAGGTCTCCGCCAGGACGGTAAGACATCTCAAACTCAGCCAGGAAGTGTGGTCCGTTGTCAGTCTGTACCCTGTTCGGGAACTTACCCTCCTTCTTCTTGATCTCATTGAAGATCTGCTTGGCTAACCCCAGCGTCTGCAGTGCAGTTGGGTCGTGCCCTGCCCCCAGCCTGATGGTGCGTGAGTACGCCCTCTTGCTCAGCACGTCGATACAGTTGAGGATGTGGCTGTACCCGTTGTACTTCATGTCAGACGTCATGACCATGTAGTCCATCTGTACCAGGTCGTTCACCTTCGACACGATGATGGGCTTCGTGTCCTTCGGCTGCTGCACCGGTTTGAAGTCCTGTGCTGCTGTCTGCTGCGTCAGCCACGCCTGCACCTGCCTGATTGTTGGACTGTACTGCTCTTTGCCCGTGGCAGTCAGCCCGTTGGGCGTCCTCACTGACGCGTACAGCTTCTCAAACCCTACCCTGTTGTTCTTCACATAGTACTCGTCCTTCAGCCTCTTCTCCTCAGCCGCTGTCAGAGGCTTGTACTCTAGTATTGGACGGTACTTAACGTTCTTGTTCTTCCAGTACTGCTCTTGGGCTGATGTCAGTGACTCTATCCCTATGCGTTTCGTGTAGAAAGACATGCTATATCATTACATGAGAAGTTATGTGTCACCGTCCAACCCCTTTATGCCCTGATAACGCTTCTTACACTTGTTTGTGTTGCACAGATACTCACCCATATTGTCCAGCTCAGCCTTCATATCAGTCGTGCTAGTCTCGATAGCAATGATTCGCTTGAGTAGGGTGTTCACATGATCGAGCATTGATGGGATCTCTGTTACAGCATTGTCTGGGTATTTGTGGTTCAGATACTCAGTCATTGGTTTGTCACACATTTCTATATATCTATAGTATCTATTATAATTTCAGGATTTTACCGCATATTTGACATAAATCTATGCCTATAACATATAAATTACGTAATTTATA